CTTGCACTTAAAAATTGACCATCTGTTCCCACACCTAAACGCGCTGGAGTCGATGCTCCAGTCGCGGCAATTAAATCACCTTTAGTTGTAAGTAGTGAATCTGAAATTTGTGCATCTATCTGAGTTTTTAGGGTTGAATCGATTGATGATCCGAGAGTACGGATTGCCGCAGCGCCATCCTTTACCAGATCAGTATCGGCTGGGGTTGTCCAGCCGTAGTTAGTCGTTGTTGGCATTCCTTCTCCTTTTTAGGCTACTATTGTAGCGTTAGTCCAGTCTAATAATGGGTTAATTGTATTCCATGTTTCACCGATTGGAACATTTGTCCATTTAAACGCTTGCAGGCTAAATGCAATAGGTGAGACGTTTAAAGTTATTTGCAGTTTGTTAAATCCAGCGCTGAATGTCCAGCCTTCTACGAACCCTTGAAATCTGCCGCCAGTCATATTTGCTGGCAAATCTGTAACATCAATTGGAAGACCCATAAACATCTTAATAAGAGCATCGCGATCTGAGTTATCTAGCTCTGGGTTAGTAAGTTCAAATGTGATGGATTTAAACAGGCTTTGTGGATAGGCACGCAAGGCTAGGTAAAAATTAGCTTGAGCAGTTGCATCTGCCGCATTTTCAATGCTTGTAGCGATATTTTGAGCTTGAACTCCGTAGAGCGCTTGGCTTGCTGTATTTTCTGCTGTTGATTGAGCATTAGCCTTATAAGTAATTATTACCTTGTTGCGAATGTCTCCAATGCGGCGAGATGTAGCAATACCGCGAGATAGTGCATGATTGCCAGATAGTTCAACGTAACCGTTTGTGGCTAGGTATTCGCCTCGATGGGTTGAATCTGCATAGCAAATGCGACCTTGCGCATCTTCGTAGATATAGCCAGCGCCAGATGTGGCAAGCGCTGATATAAGAGAGTAAACATCTGTGGTGCTAGATGATCGTGCTGTTAATTCATAGTCTCCTGGAGTGTCTATCTCACCGTAACCAGTATTCTGAGCATTAGCCCATGTTTCTGTGGCTGTATATGTTGCCCATGTTGTAGCTGCTGGAACTTCATTCCATTGAGAAAACAGGATTGGCGTTAAAATTGATTTAATCTGGTTGCCATCAAAATCTTTAGATAACACGCCTTCGGTAAGCACTTTAGGCAACTTTGAAAGAGCGCCGAGCGCAGTTACCTTAAAGCTTTGAACTACCGCATTTGAACCGCTACTGCGAACGCTCTGATCGATATCTGTTACATATCCACCGAAGATTGGCACAAATGTATTGGTTGAGTCTTTAACCTGTAACGCAAAAGAGTCATTTATTTCAATGGCTATTGCTGATTGGTCTGTATTGATGATTTCGACGGATGCATACCCTGCGACTGGCTGCTGGTAAATATCTGTGCGCCCAGAAGTTACTGTTAGGTTAGCAAGAGTAACTGTCTGGAATGTTCCGCCATCTATTGATAATTGCCAGACTGGATTCCAAGCGGTCATTTATCAAATGCTCCAGCACCTAGAGTTCCGCGAGCAGTAGAGTCGTTAAGGATTTGAACTATTTGGCGAGCAGTAGATTCCGAATCAATAGCTCCGTTTACTGTGATGTTATATTGCTGCATAGACTGAGCTTCACCAAGACGGAAAGATCCTGCACCTATTGCTGATTGACCGCTAAGAGCATTTGCCTGAGCTTCAAGTACGTTAAATTCTTTAGTTAATTGATTGAGTTGAGAAATACCAGCCTTCTTGCTGATTCCGCCAGTTTCAACCAAGAATGTTAATTCTGTGAATTTGTCTGAAATTCCTGTAAGGCGTTCCACAAGGTTATTTAGGCTTGTAGCGCCCACAACACCAGCAGATGCGCCAGTACCACCGCCGCCGCCTGTACCAGCCCCAGAACCGCTTCCAGAGCCGCCAGAGAAGCCACCTGTGCCACCTGCTCCACCGCCAGCAGTACCCATGCCACCGCCGCCGCGAGAAATCGCGCTAGGAGTTCCACCTGTTGCAAATCCGCCGCCCATGCCAGCAGCGGGATTTCCCCATGCGCTAAATGCTGTTCCCTTAATGCTGTTGATCTTCTGAATTCCAGCTCCGAATAAGTTTAGGAATCCAATTACCTGATTAGCCATTTCAACAATAAAGCTGATTAATTCTTTGATAACAGTAACTACAACATTGGCAGTCTGAGCTACAAAATTCAATACGGTGATAAAACCTTCCATGCTGGATTTACCATCTGTTGAAAACGATGCTGCTAATTCTTCGATACTCTTGGCAACACTTCTAAATGCTTTTCCAGCTTCATAAGCCTTCATCTGAGTTTCATCTAAACCTTCGACTGCGCCTTCGTTGCCAGTCAATCCATAAACGAATGCTTCAAATGTAGGGATAACGCTATTGTTAAAAAATGCCACTACCTTTAAAACTGTTGGCAATAATGCTTCACCGAGCATTGCTTTAGTGTTTTCAATTTGAGCAGTAAGAATTCTCTGTTGGTTAGCCAAACCGCCAGACGTACGCGCGAAGTCTCCTTGCGCATCTCCAGTCTGCTTTAGGATTACTGCCTGAGCTGCTAATACTTTTTGCTGAGCCGATAGAGCGCCTGTGCCGTCATAGATGCCCATATTTAAGGCTTCTTGCTTTAGCGTTGCATCATTGAGCAATACGCCGTAAGCGCGAATAGGTTCAGATTCACCGCGTAGTGCAGCTCCGATTGCGTTAATTGCCTGCTCTGGGCTTGTGTTATAGAACGATGCTAAATCTGCTGAAAGAGTTGTAAGATCCGTTGAAAACTTAACTAGGTCATTTCCTGCAAGTCCAGCAGACTTTCCGAATGTGGCAAATGTTGAAGCCGCATCCATTGCCTGTTGTCTGGTTTGACCTAATTGAGTTGCAGCAGTTGAAGCGAACTTAGTGATTGCAGTAGCAGATTCACCGAAGATAACGTTTACTTTAGATTGAGTTTCAGCAAGATTAGATGCAGCTTTAACGCCATCAATACCAATCTTGATAGCCATTGCGCCTGCGGCGGCTGCGGCTGCTGCTAGAGCAACTCCAACCTTCTTGCCGACTGCCGCCATCTTATCGCCGAAGCCATCGACATCTTTTGCGCCTTTATCAAGATTTTTATTAAAGTCGCTTATATCAGCTAGGAGTTTAAGGGTTAATGCTCTTGTACCTGTTGCCATTAGCCCCACTCCTTCAAAATATCATCAAATGCTGCTGTCCAGCGTGTAAGGATTTCTGGTTGCAGTTTTCTTAAAGTTGGATAAATGAAATAACCGCGTGAACCGCGACCTTGCTTACCTGACCAGATTGGAAACTGCTTATATTTGTTAGATCCGAATTCCGAGCCGCCCCATAAAGTTTTAGTAGATGCTCCACCGCTAAACTTTTGATTTGCGTAACCGTAAGTGATTTCGCCTATCTTGGAAGACTTTTTAACAGTTGAACCTTCGGCAATGCGACTGGCAACAGTCCGAGAATAAAGACTGTGTGCCGAGTCGATTACCTGTGCGCGAACATATTCAGAAATAGCGCCCGATTCGCGTTTAGCGGCTTCGGTTGCCCCTTCTTCCATATTCTTTAGAGCTTTTAGCACGCCACGAAGTTCGGCTTTATTTAAGCCTACTTCTTCACTCGCCACTTTGTCGCTCCTTTAGTATTTCAAATGCTGTTAAAACATCTTCCGCAGTTTGCCATTCGCTCATCGGTATTCCAGTCTCTAATGCAAGAGTTACTAGAATCCGATTTATGCTTCCGCGTTCGTAGCTTTTGGGCTATCTATGTCTCCAACAGTTACGTTAGAAACGTTTTCCATCCAGATTTCAAACCCTTTAATTGGCTTGCCGCCTGACTGGCGCTTCATCGAATGATAAGCCAAGAACAATAGATCCCACATTCCGATGGAATCTTGCGCTTGGCTAATCGTCTTCGAAGTAGCCTTTTCCCATTTAGCAAACTCTGGTGGCTGAGCCATGTAGGTTTCAGATTCCCCAGAGTTGAACTCGATGATAATTGGCAGTTTCATTTCTTTGCTCCCTTAGTTAGTTCTTACGAGAATGTCTCGACTACTGCGCCCTTAGACACTTTGAATGTAAATGATACAGTCTGAGCATCTGTTCCAGCGCCACCAGCAGTTGGAAATTCTGGCTTAATTGGAAATACGAATACTGCGCCTGTTGCAGCAGTTAATGAAATTGAAATGTCTGTGTCTGGAGCTGATTCTGCTGCTGCCCATAGAGCTTCGCATACTGAATTTTCTTTGCCCCAGTCTGCAAGCATTTCAAGCGCGAATGTGCCTTCAACGTTTACAGTCTTGTATT